AAATAGCTAACTATATAGCTGACCAAACTCCGGACACAAAAAAGGAATTCATTTACTCCGCTGTTGGTTCCCGGTGTGGAAAAGGGAAACGCACTGTCAGGGAATTCGCAGACATTGAGAAATTCTTTCACGACGCTTGGAGAAGTTACGAGGTTTTATCTTTCGATCATTTCCGGCAAGCCTACAAGCACCGTAAAACAAACTGGCAGGAAATGCTTGACTGGGCTGTTGTCCACGAAAGTGGAAGACCTCAAACTGTTGATGCGATGATCAAGGAATTTGCCCAAAAGAAGGAACAGGAAGATCCAATCCAAAAAATTGTCAGACGTTTTGATAACTTGATTGATGACATGATGATAGTAGTGAGTCCAACAACAAGCGTAAAAATATGGAATAAAGCGCAGGAAATTTTGGAGTTGATAAAAGGGAAAGAAGAAGAAGTGGTATAATAGAAAAGGCGAATGCTTTTCATTTTTTCTCCTCCTTATGGGTACCCCCTGACCAGGCAGGGGGTATTCCGTTTAAGTATTTGAAAATTAAGACTTTCGAAAATCCACTTAAAAATTCGTGTATATTGGCGAACTCCGCCATAAATGGTATAATGGAGATACTCTCTACGAGAGTTACGTTCCTCCACGGGTCGCTCCTATCACGGGGCGACCCATCCTTTTTAAGTTATAATGTACACATGGGATTGACAAAAAAACGTCAGGCATGGTTGGATCAGTATCTGCAGTGTTGGAACGCTACCGAGGCAGCTAGACGGGTGGGGTACAAACACCCCAACACACAGGGTCCGCGGCTGTTGGTAGATGTTAGTATCGCCGCCGAAATACAAAAACGCCTGGACGAAATGGTCATGTCTGCCGATGAGGTACTGCGACTGCTCAGCCGGCAGGCAAATGCCTCTCATAAGTCATGGGTCAAAGTGGATAAAGACGGTCATATTTATTTTGATTTCAGCGACCCCGAGGCGCAAAAAAATATCGACCTGATCAAAAAAATCAAAACCAAAACCCGCACGGAAAAAGCAGGAGAAAAAAGTTTTGAGGTCGAGTGGGTGGAGGTGGAACTATATGATAGTCAGCGCGCGCTGGAACTAATTGGTAAGCACCATGGTATTTTTGTCGACCGGCATGAGATAACCGGGAAAAATGGAGAACCACTACTAACAGATGACAGATATGATCGAGCACTATCTACACTCGCTGATGCCATCCGAGCAAGCGTACTTGACCAGGGTACAGGAGCGGACAGCGACGTGGATACCCCAGAGTGAGCCCCAGTGGTTAGCCCTGCTATCACGAGCTGACGAGCTGTTTTATGGCGGGGCAGCCGGCGGCGGCAAAACTGCGTTGCTAGTAGGTCTGGCCGCAGAGCTGGGTTATAACTCCGCCATTTTTCGACGCGTCTATCCAAACCTCAAGGAGATCATCCGGCAGATGAGAGATACAATCGGGGGAGTGGGGACGGAAAATAAGGCGGACCGGTCATGGATTATGGGTGGTCGCACCATCGAGTTTGGGGCAGTCCAGTATGAGGATGATAAAAAACAGTGGCAGGGACGTCCGCACGACCATAAACTGTTTGACGAGATAACCGAGTTTAGTGAGTCGCAGTATGAGTTTATAATTGGGTGGTCTCGGACAGTCATCCCGGGGCAGCGGGTTAGGGTAGTAGTAACCGGCAACCCACCCATTGATGAGGGAGGATCGTGGGTCATGCGCCGGTGGGGTGCGTGGGTGGATCGAGATCATCCACACCCAGCAAAGCCAGGAGAGTTACGCTGGTACGCTACGGTTGGGGGACGAGAGATAGAGTGTGCCAACGGAGATCCATTTGATCATGAGGGGGAGATCATATATCCGCGCTCGCGGACGTTTATACCAGCAAAACTAGAGGACAATCCATTTTTATCAGCAGACCCGCGTTATCGGTCTGTGTTGCAGTCTCTCCCAGAGCCCCTACGCTCTATGTTTCTCAATGGTGATTTTTATATGTCGGCAGCTCCTGATCCGTTCCAGGTTATCCCCTCCGAGTGGGTGCGGGCTGCTCAACGCCGGTGGATGGAGAGACAGAGACCAGTTAATGTTATTCCGGCGTTTGGCCTTGACCCCTCCCGCGGTGGGCAGGACAAAACAGCACTCGCCGCCAGGTATGATAACTGGTTTGATGAGCCGGTTGCGTGGCCGGGGGTAGTTGCTAAGGACGGTCCGACAGTGGCGGAGTTGGTCCGGCAAACGATTGGCGGGGGGTTGATCCAGTATATTAATATTGATGTGACTGGCATAGGATCATCTGTTTACGATAGCATCAATCCGATGTATGATAGTGTATACCCATTTACGGGCGCGGAAAGCTCTAGTTATCACGATCGTTCCGGTAAATTAAAAATGAGAAATAAGAGAGCTGAGATGTATTGGCGCATGCGGGATGCGCTTGATCCGGATTATGGAGATGATATGGCTCTCCCGCCGGACACTGAGCTACTGGCTGATTTATGCTCTGCCAGATACTCTGTTACCACTGCAGGGGTTTTGATCGAGGAAAAGGCCAAAATTAAGGAGCGCATTGGTCGCTCCCCAGATATAGGAGAGGCGGTTATGATGGCAAATATGATCCCAGTAAGTACAAAACAAAAAGCAAGATCATGGAGCGGATATGATTAACAAAAAAGTAAATGGACTAGTTACCCCAATAGTTGGTGATGATCCGGCGCGGGCGGACATTAAACTGGCTTTTGAAACGATAGATGGAAAACATAAAAAACTGGATACGCTATTCAGCTACTATGATGGTCCGCAGCCACTGGTGTACTCGACCGAGAGATTAAGAAATACTTTCGACAAAATTAAAGCGCATTTTGAGATCAACTGGATGTCAGTCGTTGTGGATGCAGCGTTGGACCGGCTACAGTTGACCGGTTTTACCACGCAGGATGAGGGCGTAGATCAAAAATTAAAAGATATTTTTGATAGATTGCATATCGATCTTGAGGCGGACGATGCACACGCAGCGAGTCTGGTTACCTCACAGTCCTATGTGATTGTTTGGAAACAGGACGATGAGGTCGTACTCTACTACAATGATCCCCGTATGTGCCACGTGTTTTATGAGGATGCCGACCCGCGTAAAAAACGATTCGCAGCGAAAAAGTTTGAGCGAGAAGATAAAAAAAATGAGATCACACTCTATTATCGGGACCGGATTGAGCACTGGGTAACGGACAAAAAAGACCCAGGCGAATCATCTTATACATTGGAAAATACAGAAGAAAATGGATTCGGGGTGATCCCGGTATTTGATCTGCGCTCGCCCGGGGAAATTTTTAAAGTGCTTACTTCCCAGGACGCTATTAACAAACTCTTTGCAGACATGATGGTGGCAGCAGAATTTGGGGCATTTGTACAGCGCTACGTGATCTCACAGTCTGATCCAGGTAATTTAAAAAACTCTCCAGGTCAGGTATGGTGGATTCCGGCCGGCGACGGAACAGGGCAGAGTTCAGGCGTGGGGCAGTTTTCTCCGACCGACCTTGGTAATTACTTGGACGCCATGGATAAAATAGCTAATTATATCGCGATCATCACCAGGACCCCCAAACACTATTTTATGAGCTCTGGGTCAAACTTAAGCGGTGAAGCACTTTTAGCCATGGAAGCGCCGCTGGTTAAAAAATGTCAGAAACGCCAGAAGCAATTCCAGGCGCAGTGGCAGGATATAGTCTCTTTTATCGCGCAGTTATCCGGTCTGCAGGTGGCACCAGATGACGTAACCTGCTTGTGGGAGCGCGTAGAAAGCGTGCAGCCAAAAACGGAAGCGGAGACAATGGAGAAAAGCATTAATTCTGGTATCCCGCTGGAAATTTATCTAAAACGCAATGGTTGGACGGAAGAAGAGGTTAATGAGATCATTAAAATCAACACCGAGAAACAAGGTAAGTTATTGGATTTGATGAACAGTAAAACCGCAAATAAGGAAAAGGACGAAAATGCCGTACCAGATCAAGAAAATGGGTAATCGATACTGTGTTGTAAAACCAAGTGGGGAAGTAGTTAAATGCCATCCTACTGAAGCAGCCGCTAAAAAACATCTGAAGGCTTTGTACGCGAATGTGAAGGATGCTAAAAAATAGTGCTGACATCCGACTATCTGGACATCTTACCCGACAATATTGTTGATCTCTACGAGAGCTTTCAGCAGTCAGTCGTCAATGACATCGTCAGGCGTCTTATCAAATTGGGATCCCCGACTGCGACAGCTGCATGGAGTATGCAGAGGCTATCCGAGGCTGGCTTTGTTTATGAGGATATTATTAAAAAGATTGCCGATCTTACCAATATATCAGAAGCAGAACTGAAAAGACTATTTAACGAAGCCGGTGTGAAATCCATGACTTTTGACGATTCAATCTACATTAAAGCCGGAATGAAACCATTACCATTGAATCAGTCCCCAGCCATGCTAGATGTGATGCGCGCTGGGTTGGAGCGTACAGCCAATACCCTACGGAACCTTACATTAACCACTGCCATAACCGGACAAACAGCTTTTATCAATGCCGCCGATCTGGCGTATATGCAGGTAGCAACTGGCGCATTTTCGTACAGCCAGGCCATCAAACAAGCAATTGAGAATATTTCCAGTAAGGGGATTACGGTTATTGATTATGCCAGCGGGCGACAGGATCAGTTAGATGTGGCAGTTAGAAGGACGGTGCTCACGGGGATAAATCAAACAGCTGGGAAACTGACCGAAAAGCGTGCGGACGAGATGGGTACAGACCTTGTACAGACCAGCGCGCACTTAGGAGCGCGGAACAAAGGAAACGTCCCTGAAAATCATGAGTTATGGCAGGGACGCGTGTTCTCGCGCTCCGGTACCCATCCGAAATACCCTGATTTTTATAAAATAACTGGTTATGGGACGGTTACTGGACTTCTTGGAATAAATTGTAGGCATTCATACTATCCATTTTTCGAAGGTATTTCGGAGAACACATACAGGGAAGCAGATCTGCAAAGTTACGCCAATAAAACCGTTACTTACCAGGGTAAGGAAATCAGCTTTTACGAAGCTACCCAGAAACAGCGAGCCATAGAGCGCAAAATCAGGGATTGGAAACGCCAAGCCAGCGCATTGGAAGCCGGCGGGTTTGATAACACAGAAGCTATTGGCAAAGTTCGCCAGTGGCAGGGAGTGATGAGAGATTTTGTAAACCAAACAGAACTTGTTAGACAGAGAAACAGGGAGCAGATATGAGGAAAGATGCTGGAATGTGGTTTGGATGTAAAAAATGTGGATATATTGCAGAAAAGAACGAAGAGCAAAGCAATATAAATTGGGATGTTTATGATCGTAAGCCGTGTCCTAAGTGTGGAGAAATTATGAAGTTGAATTTTGGAGATCCAATAGAAGGGAATCATGAAGAAAAAATGGAGCCTAAAACCAGTTGAAGTTTGGTGGAGAGATAGCACCACCCTAAAAACATACTGGCAGGATTTTGAGGATGGCATTAACGTTGCAAGAGACGCTAATCTCTCACAGAGATCAGTAGGTATGCTTGTTGAAAAGAATAAAGATAGAGTTATTATTTCGCAGTCTATTTCAATTGATGGAAAGAATGTTTTTGGTCAGATGGGCGGGTTTCTGGTGATTCCGCGAGAAGCAATTATTGAGATCAGGAAGCTAAAGACGAAATGAATAAAGAATTTCGTTCTTTTCTTCAGTTACTCTATTCCCTATGCAAGCAGTTTGTGGCATGGTATGATAGAGAGATAAAAGGAAATGGAGGATGAAATGGTAAGAGAACAAATTCAGTTTACGGAAGGGAATGCCAGATTGGTGATTTAGGACCAATGGAGATTAAAGACGAAGAGCATACCAATGAAAAATAAATCACTATTGTCCGAGAAAGTACATTGAAAAAACCATTTATTTGATGTTATAATCTAATTACAGCACCACGCCATCGGTGGGGTGCAACCTATAAAGTGGGATTAAGATCACGCTTTCGGAGAAATCCGATTGCGTGATTTTTTCGTTAATGGCGAGATGCCGGAAAGGTTTAGCGAGATGCTAAAAGAATTATTCAGAACCAATTTTTTCTACGAAGCTGATGGAAAAGGCGGGGGAGCCGCCGATTCAAGTAAGACTGATCCTAGTGGCGGAGGTGCAGGAAGCACCGAGCCCGATCCAACCGATCAGCCAGAGACCTTCGATACCTGGTTGGAAGCCCAACCAGAGGACGTAAAAACGAAGGTAGCAGAACTTTACAATAAGAACGTTTCAGGATTAAAGTCTGCCCTGCAATCAGAGCGAGACGAGAAAAAAGGTCTTTCGACACAGCTAAAGGAGCTCTTGCCGAAAGCCGAAAAAGGAAGCGAGCTTGAAAAACAGTTGACCGAGATGGCCAACAAAGCAGAATCTGCAGAACGGAGAGCGTTATTCGCAGAAGAGGCAATCCAGCCGGAGATCGGCTGCCGAAATATCAAAGCTGCTTACGCTATCGCAATTGCAGAAGAATTATTCGACAAGCGTGGAAATCCTGAATGGGAAAGAATTAAAACCGCTGCACCGGAACTATTCGGAACGGCAAACGCAAATGCAAATGCCGGAGCTGGAACAAATAGAAATCAGCCAGTAAAAAAGGATATGAATGCCTTTATCCGAGAAGCGACCGGTCGGCAATAACAGGAGTATAAAAAATGCCTTACAATTCATTAATTAGTCGCACCGATGCCACCCCCATGATCGGGGAAGAAGTCATCGATGCATTTCTCACCGAGGTAGCCGGAGCCAATCCATTGATGCAGATGGCACGCCGGTTGCCGAACATGACCAAAGCGCAGGCACGTCTGCCTATCTGGCAGGCTCTACCGACCGCTTATTTCGTTAACGGTGATACAGGTCTCAAACAAACCAGCGATGTAAGTTGGGAAAATAAATATATTGATGCCGAAGAGCTGGCCGTTATTGTGCCCATCCCCGAAGCCGTGCTTGATGACAGTGATTACGATATCTGGGCACAGGCCAAACCAGAACTATTGAAAGCTTTCTCAAAAGCCATCACTCAAGCCGTTCTTTATGGCACCAACATCCCCGCTACTTGGACGACTGATTTGGGAGCTGCCGGCATTGTAGCTGGCGCAAACTCCGCAGGCCATGTGATCAGCGCGGCAAATTATACCGATCTTTACGAAGCGATCTTGGGTGAAAAAGAAGACGGAACCGATGGTCTGTTCATGCTGACCGAAGCAGATGGTTTCATGGTAACAGGCAATATGGCGCATATATCACTCAAAGGTAAACTTCGCAATGTGCGCGATACAGAAGGACAGCCGATCTTTAAACCCAGCATGCAGGATGCAACGCAATACGCTCTGGATGGCACACCAATTCAATTCCCAGATGATGGCAGCATGATAGCGGCTTCTTCTCTGCTTATTTCGGGTATGTGGTCGCAGCTTGCTTATGCCATGCGCCAGGACATCACTTGGAAGATTGCCGATCAAGCAGTTATCCAGGATGCATCTGGTAATGTCGTTTACAACCTGTTCCAACAGGACATGGTTGCCTTGCGCGGTGTGATGCGCTTAGGTTTCGCACTCCCCAATCCCATCAATCGCATGAACGAAACCGAAGCTACCCGCTATCCATTCGCGGTATTGACGGCATAGGAGGTATAAAATGGGACTTTATCCGAAAAATATTCGGGAGTACCTTGATTTAGCTGGTATTCCTTATGGACCCGATAGCGAAGCCTATCTGGTAGACGAGGTAAGCGGATCGGATTCGAATCCAGGTAAAACCTTTGAATCTCCGCTTGCCACGATCGTTGAAGCCGAAGATAAAACTACTAGTGATCAGAATGACACTATCTTCATGCTGCCGGGCGACACAGCCGAAGCACCGGCAGCTACCATTGCTTGGGATAAGGATTATGTTCACCTGATTGGTTTGGGTGGCGATCTGCCAGGAATGGGGCAGCGTTGCAGAATTGAAGCGGGCGCAGATGTTGACATCAGTCCGGTTCTAACAATTTCTGGGCAGGGCTGCATCTTCAAAAATCTGAAAATCACCAACATGAAGGATGCCAACACCGACAGTGGCTGTGTTTTGGTTTCTGGAAACAGGAACTACTTCAAAAACGTGTTCTTTGGCGGTATGGGTCATGCAACCCCCGCGGCGCGTGCGGGATCCTATTCATTGAGCGTAAGTGGTTCAGAGAACTACTTCGAGAATTGCGTGATCGGATTGGACACTATTTTACGAGCTGCCGCAAATGGCGAACTACTCTTAAGCGGCGCTCATAATCACTTCAAAAACTGCCAGTTCCAGTCATATTCTGAAACACAGGGCAAATTCATGGTGATTGTTACTGCAGGTGATGATCTACGCTACAACACATTTGAAGACTGTTTGTTCATCAACCATTCGGAGAACTGGGCTACTACCCTTACGGATGTATTCAGTCTGCCCGCTGGTGCTCCAACTTACAATATCGTGATGAAGGGCAATAACATCATGGTTGGTTTTACTGGTTGGGCAAACAATCTTACACACATATATAGCGCTGCTGGTGCACCAAGCACTGGTTTTGGTGTTGCAGTCAATCCAGTAGGTTAAAGGAGCAATAAAATGACCATACGACACATTCAAGACGGCCCGCAGTCGGGCTGGTTAAAGGTTTATGTGGCTGGTAATTCAACAGCTGCGCCTAATTCTCTGGGAAGCTTACTCAATCCAGAGGGTGTTGATTTGCAAATCACAGATGGATTCCTTCGCACTGTAGTAAGTTCATCTGGTGCTGCAACTCTCGATATTGGGATTGGAGCAGCTGGTGCGGACAGTACAGATATGTGCTCCGGCTACGATATTGATGCGGCAGCCGCTGAAGATGTAATTTATATCATCGGCAAAGATGCTGCCAGTGAAGCCGCCGCTACTACGCCAAAAGGGATTGATTGGGGGGCAGATGAATATCTGAACTTCTACAATCCCGCTTCTGCTGCATCAACGCTATTTGAAGGGTATTTGTACCTGCGTTACATTCGCGTAGGTGATGATCTGACATTAGCATAATTAATTGGAGGGGGAAACCCCTCCAAAGGACTTAATATGACAGCTACAGATGCCCAGATTGCCCAGGTACGCAGGATGGCGGCTGAACCCACTACAGACACCTATAGTGATGATCTTATTGCCGATTACATTGAAAGGTATCCTCACATTGATGAACAAGGCGAACGCCCGTACACACTTTCAAGCGATGCTCCGCCTATTCAGGTCGCAAATACAAATTGGATTCCTACCTATGACCTTCATGCCGCCGCAGCGGATATTTGGGAAGAAAAAGCTGCTGTACCAGCGCAGGATTTCGATTTCTCTGAAGATAATATCGGGTCTTATAAGCGTTCCCAGGTCTACGAGCAATATATGAAACAATGCAGATTCCATAGAGCTAGGAGAATGCCATCAACCACAGCACTTATCAAAGACCCGGAAGAGACTAAAAGTTTGCCATGGATAGCTAATTTACCGGAAGATGATTAATGAGAGACTTAACCGCTACCGAACGTTCCAGGATGGCTTCCGTAGTAGACAGTGCATTCGATTATATGAATGTGAATACCGGAATTACTATCTACAACAAATACATTGTGAATAGCAAGGAAGCTTATCAACGCACGCAGGTTACAGATATTGAATGGCAAAGTCGCAAGGGGTCAAATGTCATCGCTACTGGCGGAAATATAGCCGCAGATGCTGCAAAGATCGTTATTCCAGTCGTGCGGGGGACGAATTATCTTGCTCCAAAGGCGTGGCAGGCACTGGTATCTAAAACTGGTAAATGGACACTCCAGATCGGAGATTTTATTGTAAAAGGCTTAATTACTGATGAAATCCATGATTTGATCCCAGAAATTCCAGGACCTCCTGTTATTCCAGCTGTTCCGGCTTTTACAATAACAAACCTAAAGGCTAAGTATGACGATGTGCTTTCGATATCGTCTGTAGATCTAAAAGACGGCGGCAGCCAATTACTGGAACGTTGGGAGGTTGCAGCAAAATGAAAATCCGGACCTATCGCGGAAAGATAATTATAAAGAATGGAAAAGCTGAATTAATTTGGAATAATTACTTCTGGACGAAATGGCACAGGAAATATTCCGAAGCGCAAAAAATGGTTGATTCGGAGATTCTTCGTTTGTGTGAACCATATATTCCATTACAGACATCCATGTTAGTGAAATCAGGAATCCTTGGAACTAAGATAGGCAGCGGTTTGGTTCAGTGGATTGCCCCTTATGCCAGATTCCAATACTATGGAAAGGTTATGGTTGGCGTGGATTCCCGTAGCGCGTGGGCAAAACGCGGAGAAAAGAAAGAAGTAATAAATAAAAATCTAGTCTATCATGGCGGTGGCGTACGTGGGTCATTTTGGTTTGAGCGTATGAAAGCGGTGAATAAAGATTCTATTGTATCGCATGCGCAAAGGATCATTGACAAATGAGCATAATAAGCGCGCTACAGACTTATATCAAAACGTACAGCGATCTAAAAACAGGTGCTCCGGTATGGGTTGATTATCTTGGATTAACACCTACTGAATACGCGATCATTCCATTACCAGGTGCGCGCATTGTAGAAAGTTTCATTGATGGATCAAGTATTAGAGAATATCCATTTGCGCTCCAGAGCACAGAAAGCACCGCAGATGATCTGGAACGATTGGAAACGAATGGCTTTTTTGAGGCTTTCGCCGATTGGTTGGAAAGTCAATCAGAGAGCGATGTCTTACCAACGCTGGATAGTGGACAATCTGCCATAAAGATAGAGGCCACCGGTTGGGGCTATTTATTTGAGCAGGGAGAATCAGAAACTGGAATATACAATATCCAGTGCATGTTGCAGTACGAAGAAGAGGCTTAATGGATATAAACAAATTCAAGAATATTCATAAAGGTGGAACGATCCTTTTAGTTGGTAATGGAGAAAACCTAAAAGACACTCCACCAGAGAACTTTGATTACCCATCTATCGGCATGAATACCATCTGTCTATATGATGGGTGGAAGCCAGATTATTTTGTGGCGGTTGATAGGCGCGTATGGCATGAGTTTGGATCAATAATCGAAAATAAATTTGAAGACA